CCGTATAAGTTCGTTTCGGGGTGTCCATAACTCTTGTCGTGGATATATCCCCAAGAAATAGCAGAGGCATTGGCTGCAGCTTGACCCCATCCAATGTCATTGTTTGAAGCCCCTTGACCCCAACCGATTGTGTTGTTCACTTCTGCCATCTCTTTATAAATAACTCTAATTTCCGTAAATTTTCCATCTTTGGCTGATAAGTCCTCTTAGAGCACCCAGCCGCTTCGCGTAATGTCTTTGTCTGGGTAGATGTCTTCATTCGTGTTGGAGTTGTATTCTGGGAATAGATCTTGATGAAATGACATATAGTCAATGAAACGCTGAGTGTAATAGTCAGCGATCTTGCGCTCTTTCTCTATTAAGAAGTCAATCTCTGTTTTTTCAGCCGTAGTGCTGTTTTCTGAGTTGTGTTTGTATACACCACTATTGGCGATAGTATAGGCCGCAAATGGCAGGTATTCAGCCATAGCGAAGTGAATCAGCATAGGTTGAACATAGGTATTGACTAGCGATAGGTAGTTCCCTGCTAGTGTGCCTGCGATAATATCAGCCGATATTTTGTTGTATAAGTCCGTACCCAAGAAGTTCTGTACATGAATCTCTTGTGCAATTTTGATAAATTGAATGAATTTGTCTGTGTCTACATTTCCACCCAATGCCGTTTGGCGTACAATATCCTCTCTCTTTATAAATAGCGCAGTAGCCATGTCTTATCGTGGGTTTAAGAATCCTTCATTGGGCATATCTACGGGGCGAGTGGCTACTTCTTTGTCGTTCACCTCTAGTTCAGCACCTGCTCTCTTAGCCCTGTTTACGCCTATCTCTGCATTTGGGGATTTAGCATCTACGCTTTTAGCGCCTTCCTTAGCCATAAATACCTTACGCATCCAGAAGTGGTGACAACGAGCGCCTCCTTTATAGAACCAAATGTCATAAGTGGCTGCACCTTCTGGGCCAAATCCCTTGTTTACCTCTTTATTGCCCATCTCTAGAATGTCCTCTTTGCGATAGACCTTTCCTGCACTAATCATTTTCTTACAGAAATCCCGTGAGTTGCTACCCGCCTTCTCTGGGGCGTAGGCGTAGCGAACCTTATATGGTCGGCCATCGGGCGTTACGCCATCCTGTGCGCTTTTAGCATTGGGTCGCGCAGAACCCGTAGATGCAAAAGCGAAGAACTTTTCCATTTGAGCCTCTGCCTCATAATCTACAGGTGCTTCTTCAATCAGTTCCCATTCCTCTTCGTTAATGACCTCGCCTAGTGCGTCCAGTTCGGTGAATGCCGCATCTAAATGCTGCTCTGAGGCTTCAATAGGTACGCAATTAGGAACTTTCTCTCCATCTTTGGTCTTCCACCCTATCTGCTCATATCCATCCCAGCAGGGGGCTTTAAGATCTACTGATAGTTTTACTCCTGTTTCTTCCTCTTTAGCTTCTGGGCTTGCAACTACATCCTCTGTGAACTCTAGTGGCTGGAGTGTTTTAAAGTAGATGTTTAGTGAGATTTCATTATAGGCCAAGATTTCTTCAATCTTGTCTAGAATCACCTCCTGCATTGGGGCTATAACCGTATTATCAAACAAGACAGATGCCGTGCGCAACTCGTCAGCGTTATTTCCTAATCCCGTCTGGTCTTTAATGCCTAATAGCATAGGGCTGGTTACGCGGTGGGCTACCATCAACTTACGCATTGACTCATCCGCCAAGAATTGGTACTGCTCAGATGCGTCTGATAGGGCCACAGGCTCAATGGTAGCGGCTAGGTCTTTGCTATCGTTAAACGCTAGGATAAAACGGCCTGCATTACTAGAGCCAGAGAACTTCTCAGCAATCTGATTCTCCATCATGGTCTGTGCTTCCTCGTCTGGAACTCCGTTATTGAAGTTAATCAGCATAGAAGGCGTTAAACCATTCTTAATGTTATTGATATGGTAGTTGGCTATCTCTTCCTCTAGTTCAGCGTAGGGCAGCCCTCCTTGATAGTCAACTGGTGAGTAGTAGTAGAAACCCGCACGATAGGGGCGAATGTATACAATCTCAATTCCCTCATTACTGAATCCAAAAGAGGGGATACGAATAGGGGTTTCTTTCTTGTTGGCTACCTCTTTCCAATCCTTTGCGTAGTAGTATGCTTCCACATCACCTTCGTCATTGCACTTCTCGGCACGCAGGCTCTCAACGGGCATGTGATGTACCTCTGTGATTCGCTTATGATCTTTGGAGTAGATGACTTGAAACGCAGCCTGCCCCATCATTTTGAAGTCAGATGTGACTTTACGCAAGCAGTCCTTTGAAAATAAGGATTTCATCTTAGCGTATTCGTCGGGCTTCCTGCGGCTATCTGTAGCATCTAGTCCTTTACCATAGATGAGTTCAGAAATGCCGTTAATGATGGCGTTATTGGTGGCAGAGCCGTTGTAGCGGTCAATCAGATATTGGAAATAGTTGTTGTCATCCCCATATTCTACCCAATCCTTATTACGAACCTCCTTCACAACGGGTGTCGTGTAGGAAGAAAAGTTTAGGACTTTAATGTTGCTGCTCATAAGATTATGAATTCATTGTCATAAGATTGCTCTTCAGTATACACGCCATCGTTAGTAGTGTATTTATCGTAATCGGTCTGGCTAGTGCAGAAGATCTTACCACGATAAATCAATGTAGAGCCGTCTAAAACCTCAAATGTATAGAATCTGCCCTCTACAAGAGAAAAAACTCCAGATAGTGTCATATAACCTACCGAAGAAGAAACGCTCACAGAGGGGCTGGAAGTAGTGTTTTTTGATTCATCAGTTATGTTTATAGTGACCGCTGCTGGGTAAGAGCGTGGTATAATCACTACTGATTGAGGTGAATCTGATACTTGAAGTATATGCATCGTACTTAAATAACTCAAAAACGAAAGTTTATTCCAAAAAGAAAGGGGGCACTACCCCCCTTTCTACACACACTATTCGCCAGAAATGGCATCCCTGCTAATCAAACAGGGTCACAAAAGTACAAAGCGATTTTGTACTATACAACCTTATGGCTCAATCTGCGTTCCGCTAGCAGTAACACCAGCAGCAGTCAATGCGGCAGCAGGAGTAGCAGCAGAGGCGATAAAGTTAGCAGGCACTTTCTCACGGGCGGAGAGCGTAAGAGTGTAACCACTCATATCACCCATTGCTGCACCCGTTACGATAGTTCCAGCAGTTACCTCAGCACCATTTAACAAGCCCATAACGAACAAGTTTCCGTTTTGATCTTCAACGATTACATGAGGGCGGCCATAGGCCAACAACTTCAATTCCTTGTTTGACTCTTTGTCTAGCTTAGTGAAGGTCAAGTTCAAAGTCTGCTCAAAGAAAAGAGTTCCGTTCTCTACAGATCCTACAAATGACTGCTCAAAAGAGGACTGCTCACGCAAGTCGTATTTGTATGCAGTAGGCGTACCTGCAAATGAATCAATGACATCGGTGTCGGTAACATCATAGGTGATTGCACCCAAGTCTCCGTAGTCAATGAAGTAGGCTGCAACTAAGCCTCCTACTGATTTTTGACAGGCTACTGCCCGTCCTGTGGTCAAAATGCTACAAGCCATTTCTTTTTGTTGGTATTAAAAAAGGGGCAAGGGCAACGCCCAAGCCCCCTTTTGAGTTAGTCAATCTCGGTTAATTAAGAGTACAATACGATGTCAGAACCGATACCATATTGAACACCAGCCGTGTAACGCATGATAACGCGTACATTCTGTGAGCCATCAAGATCTCCCATGTCCAACAATTTCACTTCGTTGTGGTCAGAAAGAAGACCTGTTCCGAAGTACAAGTTGGAAGACTGAGCAGCAACCATAGTGTCGGAAGCAAGACCAGATACCATAGCGATACGGATACCATCAAAGAACAAATCGCCTTGACCATACCACATAGTGCCCTTGTTGTCCATACCATTAGCACCCAAGCCAGAAGTACCGAATCCACCCAAAGCACGAACATAAGCGCGAGCCACATTCTGAGGAACATAGATGGTCAAATCCTCCTTGCCGTAGATGGCGTTAGGGATAGCATCAGCAACCTTACCCAATTCCGTGATAACATTCGCGGCAGTAACGGTTGTACCCGTAACATCATTCACATCGCCATCAGCAGTCATCAAAGTAACGAAGCCATCAAACTCACCAGCAGTAGCGTTAACACCACCCCAGATAGTTTCTTCAGTCTTCTGTGCAACTTTAGCGGCAACATGGCCAATCAAAAAGTCAGAGAAGTTAGGGGGCAAGTTGTCATAGGTAGAATAACCCATTTGGATTGCCTCCCAGTCAGAACGGAAGTCCTTTTTGCACAACTGCAAGTTCACTTGGAACTCTTCGGGCTGCAAGATGCGCTCCGTCAAGGTAACAGATGAAGTAGCAGAGAAGTCACAAGAAGCGTTAGCAACCAAATCGCCTGTAGCGAGTTTCTTAACAACCTCTTTGTATTTGACATTAGGTTTGATTTCAACCAAACCCTTGTCAAGGGTGTCTGCGCTCAAAAGAGCAGCAGCGATGTACTTACCCGCAAATTCGCCAGCGTAAGTAGTAGTAATGCTAGTAGTCGTAGCCATTTTCTATTTGTGGTTTTTATTTATTCAGTTTTGACATTACTCGGTCAAGTGAATTCATGGGGCGGCGTTGAGCCATTTTAAATTCACCCTTAGGAGCATTTTCGGGGTTGTGCTTAATGGGCTTGGCTGCGCTTTGCTCAGACAATTCTGCCTTCATAAGTTCTACCTCTTCTTCTTTCTTAGACATTTCCTCTTTCTGGTAGCCCATCTCTTCACGGATGGCAGAGAGCTCAGCCTTAATCTCGTCAATTAAAGGCATAACGACAGCCTTAACTTTGTCCTCCATAGAAGGCTCTTCCTCTGCTAGTTGCTCTTCAACAACTTCTTCGGCTGATTCTTCTTCGTTAAAGTGTGTCTCTACGCTTGTAGATTCCACAATCTTTTTAGGAGTGGCTGGCTCAGAAGCTTCCATTTCCACTTCTTCCTCAACCTCTACGGGCTCTTCTCCAGAGATTTCCTTTACCTCAGCGATTACGCCTTCTTCAGAAACAACTAGAACGCGCCCATCTTCTAATGAGTATTCACCTACGGGAAGGGCGATACGCTCTTCCTCGTTTACGATAAATACTTCATTTTCCGCTTCAAACGATTCGGCCTCTAAGACCGTTCCGTTTTCAAGTTTCATTTGAGCGAATTTTACCTCTACTGAGCCTACGGCTGAGAGTTCGGTCATAATACGCTTTAACACTTCGGTTGCTTTCATACTAACTAAGTAATTGAATTAAAAAAATAAATTACATTTTTAATTTGGCCCTGTAGTAGGTCCAATGCCCTGTGCCCAAAGGGAACCATCGCAGCATTTTTGCGAGTAGGTATTTTGATCTTTGCACAGGCAACCGCGTCGCCCCCCTCTTGGGGAAGTGCGGCTGGGTATAACTACATCTCCTTTTTTCATTCCTCCCATAATCCTAATTCTTTGAGTTTAGAAGCGGCCCAGCGCTTTCCCGCTAGTCCACCCCATAGTAAATAAGATATTGTACCACAGGCGCTAGAATCCCCCTCATCGTAATACTCCTCTGCCCGTGATAGGTATGAATACATACGCTTAATGGTTTTTACGCTAAGAGGCTTCCCCTGTGCTAGTTGTTGGGCTCTTACTTTACCTACGGGCGTAGCGCACTTGTTCCCGTTTTTTTCGTTTAGTGCAATTCCACGCTTAGCGTTATTCTTTACACCGCTTGGGTAGTCAGAATAGGATTCTAGTTCAACCTCCCCGTTTTTGCTAACTATACCCCGAATAGTGGATAGCATAGCCATAGCCTCTTCTTCTTCAATCACGGATAGTTGGCTGCGGAAATTGACCTTGTCTACAAAGTAGCCCTCAATGCTAAATCCCTTTACCTTTCCTGTCTTTACATAGTCTTTCCAGACGGCCTCATTATTCACCTTCATTGATACCATCCAAGTACCTACGGGAAGATCTAAACCATACTTTCGGCTTTTGTCTTGGACATCATCTTCAATAATCCAAGATTCAACCACAGATAAGCCATTCAGCTTTGCATCGTGTTCTAGTGTGGACTCGTTCTGATTCCCCTTCTGTAGGAACATCTCAGAGGCTCTACGGATAGTATCTTTTGAAAAGTACACATAGTACTCCTGCTCGCCATCGCGCCTGTAAATCGGCTTATTTGGGATTAGGGCTGGGCCAAGCAGAATCTGCTTCTCCTTGTCCTGCTCTGCAAATTTGATTTCGTGCGAGTTCATCGCAATGAAATTCTCTTCAATGGCTGGGCTCTCTACGATACTGATGGCTTGAATGCCCATCAATTCCTCTGCTTCGTCTAGGATTAGTTCTATAATGTTCATCCGAATGTCGCGGTTTTGATTCGTTTGCGTTCTAGTTCTTGTGATGTGGTGACATCGCTACCAACTACATAGGCTCGCATTGGCTGCTGATTTTGGCGGTTAATGCTCTCAGCAAGTTGGTTTATTCCACTTTGACCCACCAAATTAAATTGAGGCGCTACACTAGCACCTGTCAAATTATTGCTGATTGATGGCCCTGCCACATCTGGTTCTCCAGGAACCTCTACTGCCGTAATCTGTCGCGCATTTGCTATACCCTGTGCTATGATGCCAGCCGCCCCAACATAGCCAAATATGCCCCCTTGCGCTAGCGCTTTAGTTGCACCCGTGTAAGTGTCAATGGCTACCTGTGCTAAGGCTAGAGCCTTTCCTGCTGCGGTGTTCTCACCAACTAGAGCCGCTACGCTAGATAGGGCCTGCTGGATAGTAGCCACTTTAGCATCCTGTAGGGTTTTCTCTAGTACAAGTCTACGCGATGCGTTCTCTGCCTCTAGCACGGCTAGTTCCGCCTCAGCATCTGCGCGTTGCTGCGTGCCTTCTTTGTATAGGGCAATTTGCTCTTCTAAGAAAGCCTTTTTTGTGTTAAACACATTCTGGGCTATCTCAATCTCCTTCTGTGCGCGAGCGACCTCATTGTCTATTAACTCTAGGCTACCCTCCTCTTGGATTTGATATATCTCAGCAGCCGTTTCTTTTTCGGTTCGCTGAAGATCTAAAAGTTCTTGCTGCAAACCAATGCGGTTTACAAGAGCCTCAGAGCGTTGGCCCTCTAGGCGTTCGCTCAAATCTATGATTTCTAATTCGGCCTG